TCAGATGGCCAGGTCAGCCTTCACCTCGACGTACTGAATTCCCTTCGGTACGTGCCCGTCTTGATAGCGCTCTGTCATCTCGGCAGTGGCGTGCCCCATCAGCAACTGGACGTACTCGGTTGAAAAATTCTGCTGCTCGTACAGCCAGGCACCCAAGGCCCGGATCTCATGGAAAGTTGGGCGCTCTTCGAAGTCTAGGTGGTCGTAGGCCTTTGCAGCGTCCCTGGCTTTCCTGAAACTCTTGGACAGGTAATCCGGGGTAACCGCCGTCCAGTGCTCTTTCGCCTCGATCTGGTCCTGCCGGCGCGCCTTTGGGCGATAGTGGATCAGAAGGGGCGACATGATTGGCGACCGAAAGCACTCGTTCACTGTCTCGCGCAGTGCCTTGCCCATGATGATCTGCAGGTGGATCGGCGTGTCGTAATTGTCGGTTTTGCCGGGGGACACCTTGATGGTGTTCTTGATCAGGTCAACTGCCGACTTCTTCCAGGTCACGATGTCTTCGCGGCGCTGCAGGCTGGTCAGGCCCAATCGAATGGCGCGCTTTAGCCAGCCCGGAGTTGTATCGGCGTTGAGAATCTTCTGTACGCCCTCCAGAGTGTGGCGCTGGCGCTTCTTCTTGGCTTCCTTCTTCAGCAGGGTCATGTCGGCGGCGTTTCGCTCCGCCATGCCCTTGGCGATAGCGAAGGTCAGCAGGCTGACCAGCAGGGCTCGGTGCTTCGTGTAGGCATTGTTGCTGAACTGGTCCAGGTATTCCGCTGCCGCCAAAACGTCGAACTGCCCCACCAGCATGTGTCCGATGTCCGTCCGGTACCGCTTGAGCTTGTAGCCGATCTCGTCCAGCGACGAACGCGCATAGCCGCGATCGGGAAGCCATTCGGCTTCGAAGCGATCAATCAGGGCGCCGATAGTCGGTATGCGGTCGCCGGTGATGGTGGCCAACATCTCGCCGTTGTCGGTCATCAGGAACGCCAGCTTGGCGTTGGCGGCCTTTGCCAGGCGCACAGCCTCGTCATACGACTTGTTGATGCTGGTCATCTTCCCGGTGATCGGGTTCTTGTACCGCCAATACTTACCGTTGGCATACAGGTTGGGTGGAAGCGTCTTGTTCTTCGGGCTGCGGGGGCGCGGTGCCATTTCAAAGTTCCAACATCTGGGCCAGGAGCGGGTCCGTGGATCCGATCACGGCGGCCTGTAGGTCGACGAAGTACATTCCGCCGCGGACCTCGCCCGCCAGCTCTCCGTCATCAATCCACTTCTTGAGCTGCTGCAAGCTCGGCTTGCCGCCTGCGTAGCGCAGCTTGCGGTACTCGCCTGCTTCCATAAGCCTCGGTAGGTTAGCGGTTATCTGAGCTATGACTTTAGCCATGGCAGAGCCTCAATCGACACTGTGATCCGACGCCTGATGCGTCAGGTTTTGGTTGTCACGCTGATCTGTCACGTCAGTCGGCCGGCGCAGATCTCGCCGCGCATTCACCGCCCGCAACACAGTGTTAACTGCCGAGCTGATCCGCGCTTTCTGAACCTCGGTGAGCTGCTCCACTGGGATGTCGGCATAGTTGCTATCCAGGTGCAGTGCATCGCATGCCGATTGGAAGTCCGAGGCGTGCAGATGGCCCTCGGCGCTCTTTGCCCGCTGGCGCCAGTAAGCAGCCCGGTCATGCAGCGCTTCAAACTCGGCCAGCAGGGCGAGGACATTGGCCGGATTGGCGCCAGCGATGAAAGCCGCATTGGCGCGGCACTCTTCATCCGTTTTAACCCGGCAGTTGGCGAAGGCCTCCGCGATCATCCCGCTGTTCTCATGCGCCACGTAGGCGTATAGGAGGTGGCCGTGCTCATTGAAGTATTCGCCTTCCGTGACCCACTGGCCAGGTGTGGCGCGTTGAGCCAGCGCCTTCAGCTTTGCTTTATCGATGGTCATGCCCGCTCTCCCATAGCCTGCTTCATCAGCGCGTACGTTTTCGGTGCGCGGCTACCCTTGCGCCAGTCCAGGCCGACCTCATCAAGGAAGCACTGGCTGATTTCCTCCCAGTGGCTGGCCAGTCCTGCCCAATCCTTCCCGTGGCAGACCATCTCGCCCATACGGGGCTTCCACTCAGGGATCAATTCAAGGAGCTTGATGCAGCGGTTCAGGTCGTCTGGATCGAGCGGATAGTCGAAGTAGCCGTTCTTCGGCGTCAGTCCCAGCATGTGGTCGTGAATAGCTCGCGACGACATGCCTACCTCGCCGTCACGCACCCACGCAGCGGCACGCTGCTCGACGGTCTTGTCAGCGCCCGGCATGGTGGTGTCGTAGCCAAGTGGACAGCCGGCCCTTTCCAAGGCGTCGACGCAAGCCTGCTCGAAAGCCCTCTGGCTGACCCGGCCTTGGATCAGGTCGTTCATGGTCGGCGTGATGGCGTCCAGCTGGCGCTGGTTCAGTTTGTGTTCGCGCAGCACAATGCTCATGCCCGACCTCCTGCCAATTCTGCCAGCTCAGCCACCAGCGCCTCAGTGCGCCCGTAGAACTTCCCGGCATCCTCATTCACGAACCGCTCGAGCACGGTGGCCACAGCCTGCTGGTTGGCCAGGCCGCGCAGATCCGCCTCGGTGAGTGGCGTGTCTGTCGATGGCGCGTGCACGAAAGCCTCCTGGCTGATCAGCAGGGTGCGCACCGGGCGGATGCCCTTGCACTTGCTCACCCAGTTCGTGTCAGGGACGCACCAGGGCAACATGTGCATGCACCAGGCAGTAGCCGCGTTCGCCTTCTGGCTGCTGGTCCAGTACTCGCTAAGGCCGAACGCCTGGGCCGCACCCCTGACTGTGTACGACCCGTCATGCCCCCAATCTGGAAGCTGCAAGAGATTGCAGCGCAGCACCTGCAGTTCCTCGATGGAAGGGATATGCCAGCCCCAGGTCCCACGGATATTCATGCCCAGCACCTTGCGAGCGATAACGCTGCCCTCGGCGGCCATGGCTTGGGTATTGGCCATCCCATCGAAGCGGGAGGTGGCACCGCTGATGCGCGGGCGCGGGCCTTCCTCCTGCCACCAGTGGGCGGCGACCTCGAACTCCCGGCCTGCGTCGATAACCGCATGCTCGGCGCCGTTGAAGAAGACCCTGCCGGCGAAGAAGCCACCACCAAGGGGCTGGCCCACGGCGGGCAGGGCGGCGGGGTTGATTGTGCGGCGCTTGGTCATGGCAGCCTCCGGAAATGGTCGGCCAGCACCCGGCGACCGTCCAGGCCGCAAGCGGTGGACAGGTCGAGCACTTGGCCAAAAGTGGTTTGACGGTGCTGCAGGGCTTCCCACAGCAACAGGAGCATGCAGGCCTGAGTCATGGCAGCTGCTCCTGCACCACCTGTTGCTGCAGGGCCTGCACACGCAGGGCGGTGTCAATCTCCTGATCCAGCTCTTCGCCGGAGAGCCAGTTATCGCCGCGCACCACCAGCAGGTCTTCGTCGGGATCTTCGATTCGCTCTCGGTCACGCAACCAGCGGTATCGGCGAGCATCGGCCACCAGCTTGACGTGGTCGTCGATACCGAACGCCTTGCAGAATGCTGGCTGACCCTTCTCGGCCATATAGCGCATGGCGTCGTTGATGTCGCTGAACTGCAGGTCGCCTTCCACCACAACGTGACGAAGCGCGACCGACAGGAAGTCCAGCACCTGCACATCGGTCCAAGGCGTGTACACAGCCACCATCTGCGGAGCACCGCCGGCACGGGCAAGGGCCTTCTCAAGCTCCCATTGCAAGTCGCCCTCGCTGGCGCCAGCGATCACGGCCAGGCCGTTGCCCAATTGCACATATGCCTCAAGCCGCACGTAGGATCTGATCTCCTCCAGCGTGTGACCGTCGGCAGGGCGCACCACCAGGGTGATACGGTCAGGCGACTGCATGTGGAGTCCCCTTAGCATCTGCTGCCTTGGCGAGCGCATCGAGGAGGGCGTTGGCGCGCGCACGCCCATCCAGCTCGTTGCGGATCGCGGTGACGATCAAGCTGTTCATGCTGCGGTCATCTGCGTTGGCTGCCGCTGCAACCTGGTCACGCATACCGTCAGGCAAGGGCACTACGAATTTGTCCGCTTCGCGGGAGCCGTATTCAAAGCTCATGGCTCACCTCCTCTCCCTTTTGCGCCTGAATGCGCTCGTAGATTTCCTGGCGGTGCACTTCCACGTCCGCCGGCGCTTCAACACCCAGGCGAACCTGCATGCCGTTGACGCCAAGGACGGTGACGGTGATGTCGTCGTTGATGCGGATGGTTTCGCCTACGCGGCGAGTTAGGATGAGCATGATTAACTCCTGTGAGGGTGAGGGCGGCACCGCCGCCCCTCCATATCACTGCGCAGTGCGCAGCTCGTTACGCGGCACCCAGCCGGCGCGGGTCTTCACCATGCAGCCGACATAGGGGGCGAACTTGGTCTGGCGCTCGGTCTGATAGCCGTACCACTGGCACGACCCCCAGTTCACAGCGGCCGTGATTGCGAGCGCGGACAGGGCCAGCCCTGCAACCGCGCCCAAGCCGATGTGCTTTCGTTTCACGCCTCGATCCCGAAGTCGGACAGGCGCAGGCCCAGTTCGCGACCGATCTCGGCCAGCACCTTCAATTCGTCAGGCTCAATCTCGCCATCGGCTTCGGCGACAGTGATCATGTTCACGAACACCTCCTCCGCGTCGGACGGGTTGTTCTTGATGTCGCGGATCTCGCGCAGGATGTTCAGGCGCCCGACACGGAATCCGGCCTGCAACTGCTCGGTGAAGCGGCCTAGGGTGGCGGTGATCTCAGGACCGAAGTGCTCGAGGCTTTTGTTGGAGCGGATCAACTGGTCGATCTTGTCGACTTCGGACTTCTCGATATCGCCATCAGCTGCGGCAACCAAGATGCAGCCGCCGACAATGGCCTGCATGAGATCGCGGTTTTCAACCTTCTTCAGCTCTGCCTTGGCGTTGCCGAATTTCTTGCCGAACAATTTGCCGAACATGGGTGTTTCCTCTTGGGTTGGTGGGGCTTTTTCCAGGCAAGCCGTGGGCCCGCCGCGTTTGTTGGCTTTCGCAAAATCAGTGGTGGATCAGGTCAGGCGGGGAGCGTTACGCCACCGCCAGGGCGCACTCGACGCGCCGGGTTGCTATACGGGTTTCAATCTTGCGCTCGCCACTGTTGCCGCCACGACGGACGCGAAGCATCTGGTCATCGCCGATCATTCCGTGGATGGCCATCAGCAAGGCCAGGGCGGTGGCAGCTGGGCTGATGATCCCGCGCCGAAATGCCTCCGCCACCAATGCAGTACGCTTGGTCATGCCCCACTTGGTGCCCAAGGCCATCATGCGTTTCTTGACGCCGTCCTCGCTGATCCCAAGCGCCCGGGCAACTTCCTTACCTGAAGCGCCACCAGCGATCGCCAGCAAGCACTCCAACTCACGCGGTGCAGCGCCCTGACCCAGGAGGCCTTGCCAGTTGCCTACGGTGATTGTGGTTGCTGGGGTCATGCTTGGAAACTCCATTGCAAGTGCGATGGAATCAAGAGTACCAATTGGTAAATCTTTGTCAATCGAATGGCCGAAAATTTACCAAAAAAAACCCGCCGTAGCGGGTTGTCTTGTTGATGTCAGCTATGTTCTTGATCCGCTCCAGATGTAGACGACACGCGCTACCACCGAGATTCGGTCCATCATGTCATGGGGTATGCGGACCTCTTTGAACTGCGGATTATCGGATAGGATACGGATCCCATCCATGTCCAACTGTATGCGTTTCATAGTGAGTACGCTGCCAATACGGACTACATAGACCGCATCGTATAGAGCCTCTGTCACCCCAACATCCACGACAAGGAGGTCACCATGCTTGATGGTTGGAGCCATACTGTCCCCGAGCCCTGTTGACATGCGTAGATTCGAAATGTCCGTCATGGACATGGATCTTCGCAGCCACGCCAGATCAAACACGGCAGTCCTAATAGGGGTTTCGCTTTCAGCGCCTTGCGCGTGCTTTCCCCAGCTTTCAGGGATCTCGAGCACGGGGATTGTGACGTTGTAGAACGGATACTCGTGGTCGTCAGTCGAGTCCCAGTTTCTCACGTCTATAGGCTCAGAGATTGCTGCAGCGCGGGATTGAGCGTCGTTTACCGCTGATATGGCCAGCTCCAAGCCCTTAGGATCATCTAACCATCCATTGGGCAAATGACACATGCCTTCAATCTGCCGCGCCAATGACTCCCCAATATTCCTTGAGTGCGCTGGATTGTCAGAAAACAGCCTGGCCACGTAGGAGGGAGAGCGCTCAATGGCTTCCGCGAAGGCTGATTGCTTTCCGCCAAAGCGTGTCAGCACGAGCTCCCGTAGCCGGAGCCTGCGTACATTTCTGATCTGGTTCGAGTCATTAGTGTCCATGCTTGACTGTACCTTTTATTTCCCTTTTGGAAAATTACCTTGAAATGGTGCATGAATCAGGTAGCCTGCGACATAAATGCACCAATAGGTAAATCTGAATGAACCTATCCGAGTACCTTTCGCAGCTCCCGCGGGGCGGCAAGAAAGTCCTTGCGCTCAAGCTTGGCGTGACAGCGTCGTATTTATCGAGGCTCGTCTCAGGCGACAGGGCGATCACTGCCGAAAGGGCTCTGCAGATTGAAAGCGCTACTGACGGGCTCGTAAGCCGCTGCGTACTTCGCCCGGATCTGCAGTGGGGCTTGGCTCGCGATGAAGAGCAGCTTTCCAAGGCAAAGGCCCTGCCGACCTTGAACGCAAATGTACGCTCAAGATCACGGCCAAGTCAGTCCCCTGAAGTGGCTGGCGTTTTATCCAGTACCGGAGGTGCGCAGTGAACAACGTGATTCCCTTCACCTATCAAGGGCAGCCGGTGCGCTTCACGACGGATGGCTGGCTTCATGCAACCAAGATTGCCGAGCGCTTCGGCAAGCGCATCGATCACTGGCTCGACAACGCAGAGACGTTGGAATACGTCCAGGCACTGGACGAGTTCCTGACAGGGGCCGAATCGAATATTTCAGATACCCGGAATTCCGGGTATTTGAAAACTCGCCGTGGTAACGGTGGGGGAACGTGGATTCACCCGAAACTGGCGGTCGCATTCGCCCGGTGGCTGAGCGCAAAGTTTGCGGTTTGGTGCGACACGCGTATCGAAGAGCTTCTGCACGGCGCCCCATTGGCGATCGATAACTTCAACCGCGCCTGCAAACGGTTTGACGTGCGCGAGTCTAGCGCGAGCGCGGCCGGTCGCGAACTCAACAGTTGGCGCCGCGAAAAGCCAACGCTGCTGGCCGAGGTAGAGCGTGGGCGCCAGCTCCTGCAAATGACCTTCGGTTTTGATGACCCTGGTCACCACCCCCGAGAAAGCTGTCATGGGCAAGAAATACATGAGCTTGGAAGGCAAGGGCAAAATTCTTTTCAAGCCAGATCGGCCTCCAGGCCTTGATTCCGACTTTTTCTGTGAGAGCTTTGAAGGCAGGGGGAATTTGAATGATTAGCACAGACACCGCAAAGCCGCCTTAACCGAGCGGCCCCACCAATTTCTGCATATGGCTTAGCCCAAAAAGCAGAAAACCCGCTGCCAGGCGGGCTTCTAGAACCGACCTCTGCCAGGAGGTCATCGCTTCACATCACCTTGAGATAGGAGGATGCGCTATGTCGCACCCGAAAAATAGCAAACCCCGTGTTGCTGTGCAACAACCAAAGGAGAGCCTGAGCGATCTGCGGAGCCGCTTCCGTGCGGCCCACGGCGCTTACGGCATTGCCCGCGTGCTGCTGGAAGACCAGGCGCAGCTTGGCGAAATGCTGCTGCCACGCGACCGAGGGCTTGGTCAGTGCTCTCGAGTTCTGCACCCAGGCGCTCTACGCCCATCACGAGTACGCCTATCACGACGCGCTCCCTCATGCCGCAGAGCAAGGCGGTGCCCAATGACCACGTCCCTCGTAACCAGTATGCAGCGCTTTTCCACCTCAGGCGTCTCCTACCAGGTCGAAGCCGGCACATCCTGCAGCGTCGCACTGGCGGCAGCCGGCACCATTTTGTCAGGTGTGAATATCCTGCTCGGAAGCCTCATTGATGAAGCTGACGAGCAAAGCTGCCAGCTCTTTGCCATCCGTACTTTGACTATGCAGGTGGAGGCCTTGATCGATTCAGTGGAGGCTCCAATCCGTGCCGCCGAAGACCCCGCGCCACAAAACCCTACCTCTCCAGTTCGTGGCGCGGAGGTGCCGTCATGAGCACGACAACCAGCGACCTGGGCGAGAAGGTCATGGCCCGTCTGCGTGTTATCGAGGGGTTCGCCTCCATCCTGATGGAGAACGACAGCCTCAAGGGGGGTGCGCAGGCCGGGTTCGCTCCTCAACTCGATCATCTCAGCGAATCCACCATCCATGAAGCGATGTACATGCTGGCCGACCAGGCGCAGGGCCAGCTGCTTCAGCTGATGAATGCCGCAGGGGGTGCCCAATGAAGACCCTTCAAAACATTGCTGATGAAGCCTACGACGACCTGATGGTGCTGCGGGAAAAGCTCAACGACTTCAAGACCATGTTCCTGGCTGTGAGCAAATTGCTGCCCGAGCCTGACACTGCAGGTCGCTTGGCCGGTATCGGGGCCATACAAGCCGAGGAGTGGGCGACCAATGCCGAGGAGTGGGCGCGAAAGATGGATGAAAACCTTCGAAACCTTGAAGCCCAGCAGCCCGCCGCGCCACAAAAACCTGCCGCTGCAAAACGTGGCGCAGGGGGTGCCCGATGAACCATCAGGCACTCAATGAAGCTGTCCAAGCCACGCCCGACCTTGACGGTAACAAAGATCTGTTCAATCAGCTGATGGCGAAGGTGAGCCAGCGTGCTGGCGCGCAGACTATCTACTCCGAACTGGTCGTGGTGCAGATGCTCTTCCATTTTGCGCGAGAGGCGTACGCGAGTGGCATCCCTCTGTCCTCGCTGAGGACTGCTGTCGATGAAGCGGCGGTCAGTTTTGAGTATGCACGGGTCGTGGGAGGTGCGGCATGAACCTTGTCACCATCCACAACACCCAGCTACCCATCGTCGAGTACCGCGGTCAGCGCGTCGTCACCCTTGCGATGATCGACCAGGTGCATGAGCGGCCGGATGACACTGCTGGTCGCAATTTCCGCGAGCACCGTGACCGGTTCATTGTCGGCAGTGACTACTACGTCATCGCTCGATCTGAAAACAGCGAAATTCGCGGTTTAGGTTTCGACGTGCCGAATCGCGGTTTGATCGCCCTGACCGAGCAGGGCTATCTGATGCTGGTCAAGTCGCTAACCGACGATCTGGCTTGGACGGTCCAGCGCCAGCTGGTCAGCAACTACTTCAGGCCGACACCAGCACCTGCTCTCCCTGGCGACTACATCACGGCCTTGGAGCACCTGCTGGCCACGAAGCGTTCTGAGCAGCTGGCGTTGGAGCAGCGTGACCATGCTATCGCCACCAAGGCGGAGATCGGCAGTCGGCGAGAAGCCACCGCCATGGCCACTGCATCAGCTGCTGTCCGCAAGGTCATGCACCTGGAGAACGAGCTGGGCCGAGGATGCCAGCACGCCACCGTGACGGCGGTTGAAAGGGCCGCCCACCGGAGCTTCGGGGGCCAGGGTTTCCGCCCACTCAAGAACTGGTGCGACAGCCACGGGGTATCTGCCCCAAAAGTTCAAGACCCTCGATTCGGCTGGGTTCGCTCCTGGCCTGCTGCCGCCTGGGCAGCCGTCTACCAAATTGACCTAGCCGAGCTGTTCGGCGCCGTGGGAGAGCCCGCATGACCAACGTATTGAATTTCCCGGCGCCGGCTGAGACTGAAGTGATCAGCGAAGAAGCCTTTCGCAAGTACACCGACGCGGCGCTACTGCTGAAGTGCTTCGAGGTCGTCAAGGACACGCTCGACGTGATCAACGAGCCCGAGTACTCCATCGAGAAGGAAGATGACACTCACATCGACCTGATCCGGGCCTTCTACGCGCTCAAGGTGCTGTTCGACCGCAAGACAGGTAGTGACGCAGCCGTCGTGGCACAGGAGCACTGGGAGTCTAAGAGGCGGCACTTACTGGAGGGCGCGCCGTACCCGGATCAGTTGATCCCGGTCGCAAGTGCCTTCATCGAACCAATCTCGCCCGAAGGGTACAGCCACCTGAGCGACCTAGAGCTGGCCTGTGCAGCCTACAACGCCAGCGACAAGGTTCGGTTGGGTACCAACGCGACCCTGTCAGCTGACAACGCGCAGATCAAAGCGACCGTAGGGGTGGAGGCAATCAACGCCACCACTGCCCTCGGCATCCTTGTACGCCGCCTCGCTGGAGGATCGCTGACCGATCTGGGCCAGCACATCCTCGGGACTACTGGCACCGGATCGGAGACTCTCCAATGACCCCGATCTCAAATCCCACCCAGGTGCACCAGCAGCGCTCTGGCGCGTCAATCATCACCGGCCCATGGCCTACCTACAGCCAGTTCAAGGGCTTTCCAGAGCGAGAGCGGTGGGCGCTGTACGAACTGGCCAAGGCTGGGCGCCAGGCCATGGAAGACAGAGGCCTCCAGATGACCGAGAGCTACGACGCCTTTGTGCGCCGAGTTACGGAGGAGCTTGACCTGTGAGCACCATCCTAATGACCGCCTGCTGGCCGCTCGAAATGAGCGCCGCCCAAAAGTCGGTCCTGATCTCGCTTGCGGATAACGCCAATGACGATGGCGTCTGCTGGCCATCCATTGCCAGGATCTGCGAGCGCACTTGCCTGAAGGAGCGGGCTGTGCGCAACGCGATCCGGTGGCTGGAAAGTGTCGGCTTGCTGGTGGCAAAAGAGCGCGCAGGGCGGTCGACCTACTACGTCGTAACCCCGGCATCTTATGCCCCCGGCATTAAATGCCCCCCTGCACCAGATGCCGGGGACCCCGGCAGCACGTGCCCCCCACCCCGGCACCAGATGCCGGACACCCCGGCACCAGATGCCCCCAGAACCGTAATAGAACCCAAAGGTGAACCATCAAGGAACCGTAAGAGGGGAAATGACGGTTTCACGATCGAGCAAATGCTTGAGTTGGCACCGCCTGATCTGACCGAGCAGACCGCCCGTGACTACTTCCAGTTCCGGAAGAAGAAAGGCCCGCTCAATACGACGATCTGGAACACCGTGCTGAAGGAGCTGGAGTCGTGCCGCCAAGCTGGCATCAGCTCCGACAAGGCACTGGCTGAAGCAATGACGGCTGGCTGGCAGGGGTTCAAGACGGAATGGCTTGTGAATCGACTCAAACAGGACGCTTGGAGCGCTCCAGCTACCGGATCGCGTAGCGCAGTACTGCAAGTGCCCTCCCATCACCAGGAGATGTACCCTGATGACCTCATCTAAATTCAGTCCAGCCCCAGGCGAGCGCGCCACCGGCATTGCCAAATGTGAAGCACCTGGTCATGGCCAGTACGAAACGAAGCAGGTCGAGCAGTTTGATGGAGGGTGGAAGGCGACTGAGTGCCCGCGCTGCCGCTGGGAGGCTCTGAACCTCCAGTGCGAGGACAGCGTGCGTGACGCTGCGTACGCTGAGAAGGAAGCCGAAGAGCTCAACCGTGACCTTTTCGCCACCGGCATCACGCCGCGCTTCCGGGGCTGCACGTTCGACAGCTTCATCACCAACGCTGAATCGGCCAAAGTCCGCGCCCAGTCTATTTGCCGGCGCTACGCCGAGGAGTTCGAAGGCCACTACCGGGCTGGCCGCGCACTCATGCTACTGGGCGAGGTCGGGAACGGGAAAACTCACTTGTCATGCGCCATCCTGCAGCACGTTGTTCGGGAATACGGCGCCAAGGGCCTGATTGTGACTGCCGAGGCAATCATGCAGGCCGTGACGGACAGCTTCCGTAGCAACGTAGGGCCGTCGAAGTCCGACCTGCTGGCTGAGTTGGCCGCTGTCGACTTGCTGGTGATCGACGAGGTGGGTATGCACACGCCCCGCGATGGCAAGGACTTCATGCCCAGCCTGCTGCATGAGGTTATCGACCGGCGTTATCAGCTTGTTCGCCCGACGGTCCTGATCAGCAACCAGGAGCGCGAGCAGCTGCCGAAGTACATCGGGCCGCGGGCCATGGACCGTCTGCGTGAGAACGGCGGCCTGCTGGCGCCTTTCACCTGGTCGTCGGCGCGTGTCGGAGGGGGAGCATGATCAGCCGAGATTACGCGGCTTGTGCACAGGATGTGTCACGGTTGCACAGCCCTGAGTCAGAACACGCCCTGATCGGCGCCATGATCCACCAGCCAGCGCTCATTGACGACGTGAAGCTTGAGGTCGGTGATTTCTACCAGTCCGACTGTGCCGAGCTGTTTGAGATGCTGCTGGCGCTCAAGGCGAAGGGGCGGCAGATCGACGTGGTAACCCTGTCAGATGCCAGGCCGACCTTGGCAGACGGCCGTGGCACGCTGGCAGTGGCTGCTCACATCGCTCACAACACGCCGAGCGCAGCAAACTTCGCAGAGTACGCCCGGATCGTGAAGCAGCGGTCTGTGGCCCGCCGGGTGATCGCTGCTGCGCACATCATGTCGGAGCGTCTGAAAGATGGCGACTCGCTGGACGAAGTGCTGGCGCAGGGGCAGCAGGCCTGGATCGCCCTTGAGGCGGAAGGTTTGGATTCCCGCAAGCGGTACCGCTTCGTGGGCGAGATCCTGCCCGAGGCAATCGACGGGATTGACCGCCGGTTCAACCGCGAGGTGGTGCTGGGCTTCGATACCGGGCTGCCATCGCTCGACAAGTTCATTCCCGGCATCTGCGCCGGGCACATGGTCGTCATCGCTGGCGCCCCGGGTAGCGGCAAGACCACCCTGGGCCTGGGTATCGCAGAGCGGGTGGCGTTGGTGGCCAAGTCCACGTCGCTGGTGTTCAGCCTTGAGATGACGGATGTGGAGCTGACAAACCGGTCGCTGGCCTCAGTGGGTAGCGTGCAGTTGAAGCACATCACCGAAGGACATTCGATGGCCGACAGCGACTGGCCAGGCCTGACGGCGGCTGTGAGCAAGCTCGATGGCGCTCCGCTGATCTTCTGTGATGACGCCTCCCTGACGATGCGCGATATCCGTCAGATCTGCCGCACGGTCAAGCGCGAGCATGGCCTGGGCTCCGTCACGCTGGACTACATCGGCCTGGTCAACGGCGAGAGTAAGTCGGCCAGTCGATATGAGCAGGTCACCGACATCAGCAAGTCGATCAAGCGGCTGGCCAAGGAACTGGGAGTGCCCGTGATGGTGCTGGCGCAGTTGAACCGCGGCCCAAACAACCGGGCGAACAAGCGCCCCACGAAGAGCGATCTGCGTGACTCTGGCCAGATCGAGGCCGACGCCGACGTGGTGGTGCTGGTTCACCGCGATAGCGAATCCGAAGAAGGGCAATCGGGCGTCACCGAGCTGATCGTGGACAAGAACCGCCACGGCGAGACTGGCTTTTGCCGAGTGCAGCACCAGGGCGCCTATCACAGGTTTGCCGAACTGGTCGGGTACCAGCCAAGCAACGAAGAAGTCGAAATGGGCAGGACATTTGCCGGCCGTCACCGCACCAAAGGAGTTCAGCATGAAACTTTCTAATCTGTGGCCACGCGCTTGCGCTGGCAAATCTGCGACCCCGGTCGTTTCGGTGAGTGTCAGCAAGCGAGCTGGTGCCGGGCAGCCTGTTGCCACTGGCAATACCCCGGCGTCCATCAGCGCCCCGCGCGGACCTGCTGAGCTGCCCGCCACCCTGGCCGAGTGCGAGGTGCTGGAGGAAGTGCTGTGCCGCGATGCCATCCGCCTGGAGTGCCAGATCGGGCAGGCCAAGGCCAAAGCTGTAACGGAAGGGCAGTACGCCGACGCGAACTGGTACCACCGCGCCAAGGCGGCGCTTAAGCACATCAATCGTGACCGCCAGCGCCTGATGCAGCACATGAAGTCCTTGCGAGTCGAGGCGCGGCGCAACTGTCCGGCTTGGCAGGCCCGCGACAAGGCCATCCTGCGCGAGCTGAATGCCAGGGTGCCGAAAGAGGTGTTCGACGAGTGCGTGCGGGTGGTGGACGAAGAACTGGAGATGATGCGATGAGCAACGTAACTGCGGCACTGCCGCGCAAGAGCCTGACCGCGGTGGAGTGCAAGTTCCTCAAGGTGGGGAACCGCATGCTGCTGGAGCAGAACAACGGCCGGATCGCGTCAGCCGCGCTGATGGACATTGTGGCCGACTGGCACGCTGCCCGCGCCAACGTAGGCTTCGAGCAGTTCGCCAAGGGCTGGATCACCGAGGGCAATGCCAAGAACAAACACGCTGACAAGCTGCTGCGCGAGCTGTTCGGCCTGGACACCGACCCAACGCCCCGGAGGGCTGCATGAAGAAACGCACCTACGTGGACAAGGCGCTGGGCGACACCGAATACATGCTCGAGCAGTGGGGATTCTGGCGCATGTGCGAGATGGGCGTGCCCCGGTACGTTTCACCGCTTTACGCCCTCATGCGGGACAACGTCCCATCTCAAGGTGGCGCGCCTCAGCACGTGATCACGGACGATCTGGCCCTGGTGGTGGATGGCGCCGTGGCCAGGTTGGTGAAGCGCAACCAGCAAATGGGTGACTTCGTGTGGGCGTACTACGGCTACAAGCACCCCGCTATGCGGGTTGGCAGGGAGGCGGGCATGTCTGAGCGCAAGGCGCGGGAGATCATCAAGGCAGGAGTCGCATGGATAGACTGCGCACTCGAACAGATTCGAGAGGCAGCGTAAAAAGTTCTATGCGGGCGGATAAACACCTGTTTTCATAGCAGCGTGTCCAGCTTGCAACGTTACGCGACACAGACAAACCCCGGCCATCGTGTCGGGGTTTTGTGTTCTTGAGGGGCTTCGATTCAGGTAGCCCTCCAGAAAAAGCATTTTTCTTGTATGAGGGAACGATTTGATAGCGCTATGATTCTGATAGGTTGCTACTCAATAATATGGAAGACCGTGAGTATGAAAAACGTTCTCGCCGTTGTGGCGCTTTCCCTTTTCGCTGCGTCCGCCGGAGCGGCTGAGCTATCCGGAGCGCTTGGCGCGACAGGCCAAGGTGGTCTTACAGCGCGCGTCGGCATTGGCTTTAACTGGGACAAAAGCTGGTTTGAATCCAGTACTGGCCGTCTAACCGGTTACTGGGATGCTGGGTATACCTATTGGAAAGCAGGAGATGCTTCCGGTGGCGCTCACTCGCTGTCCTTTGCGCCAGTTTTCGTTTACGAGTTCGGCAGCGGTAACGTGAAGCCATTCGTTGAGGCTGGCATCGGCCTGGCGGTCTTCTCTGGTACCTCCGCAGGTGACCAGGACTTTGGTTCGGCCTTCAACTTCGAAGACCGCATCGGTGCGGGCTTGAAGATCGGCGAGACGCAGAAGGTTGGCATCCGAGCGATTCACTACTCCAACGCTGGCATTAAGCAGCCCAACGACGGTATCGAGTCGTACTCGCTGTTCTACAGCCACCAGATTTAAAAAAGCACGATCCCTCTTTGCCCGCCCTGTGCGGGCTTTTTTGTGCGGATGACACGCTCAGGCAGCTGGACTAAGTCGGTAGTGGCGTTCAGTCAAACCCGTGCGGTCACTGATGGACAACGCGATGAGAGCCTGGGGTACGTGACCCAGCGATCCAGACCAGCAAGCCGGGATGCACGGCCCTCCGCACCCATTCCAAGCCTCGCACCAGCTGGGGCTTTTTCGTATCTGGAGGATGCATGGAAAAGCTAAAGCTCGACGTTGAGGTTGAGGGCGCCGCTGACTTCCTGCGCCCTCTGGGCGAAACGCTCAAGTCACTTGAACAGTTTCCCGAGCTGCCGCTCCAGGTCTTTCGTGACCTTGTCACCCACAGCCTTCATGAGCTTTCCGTAAGTCTCGACAGCGCCGCACTTGCCGCAGGTGACCTTCGAGTTGTCGTTCGGCCTAGCCGGAACCTCGAACTTGTCACTGCCGCACTTGGCGCACTTGAGGGTTACCTTCATCGTTTTTCGCTCCGTGAAACGTCTTGTGTGGAAGCTCGACGATAGCACGGGGCCACCTTTTCACGTATCCAAGGGCTCGCCATAACGGCGGGCCTTTTTCGTATCTGGAGTCAGCAAATGTCCGAAACCAAAGAAGCCATCGCGTCAATGCGCTCCAGCATCGAAGCGCTGCACGGCTTTAGCGTCACTCTGCAGATGATGGTCTCGAGCAAAGCAGAAGCCTCTTTCGTTTCAGAGCTTGCATCCCGCGTCACCGCCTGCGAAGCCCAGGTTGTCGCAGGCGGAAGTCAGGTCGCGGCCCGGGGCGCGCCGACTGCTGCTCAGGGGCACGCCATTTCCTCTCCTGTCCATGCGATCACCGGCGCGATTACCAGCGAGGCTAGCGCCAGGGTCAGTGCGGACGATGCCCTGGCCAGTCGCATCGGGGTGCTCACTTGTAACTTGCAGGACCATCGTGCAGATACCTCGGCCACCTCCTTTCTGACCACCCGCGTCGTCAGTGCGGAGGACCCAAAGCTGGAGGCCTCCTCGAGCAAGCCGGTGGAGTCGCTAATCTTGGGTGGCGTCACTTTCTACGGTGAGTCGGCCAGAGCGATCCGTGACGTGCAGGAAGTTCTGCGTGCAGCCGGCGCCGGCCAGCTGGAGGTCGTTAAGCGTGACAGCCAGGGTGAAAAGCCTTTCGTTGTTGATGCCCGAGCGTTCATCACCAAGGCGACAGTCGAAAGCGCTGCCGTTGGGCCAAGCCCTTACAGCGTAAAGGTGGACTTGGATAATGAGGGCCGCTTCTACGTCGCTGGTGTCGGAATTGATGCCAGCATCGTTGCAAGCGAGCTGAAGCTCGGCCCTGGCCTGGAAAAGGACGTGCGGCGCTTGCTCCGCGAAGAGCTTCAGCCTGGCGGGATTCTTCACCGATCCTGAGTCACACCATGACCCGCCTTCAGCGGGTTTCTTTTTGCGCTCCCCGCAAAGGGAGGAATCGAGATGGCCCCGATGCCCGAGAAAGACCCTGGCCTCTGGGCCGCACTCATCGCTTGGGTGATCGCCCACCAGCCGCAGCTCTACGCCGCCGGCCTGTCGGTCGCCATCGCTGTATTCCGCGTGATGTATGGCGGAGGCAACCGTCGGCAGATGTTGCTGGAAGGTGCGCTGTGCGGCCTGATCACCCTGGCCCTTGTGCCACTGCTTGAGTGGATGGGTCTTCCCCAAGGAATGGCCACCTTCGCTGGTGGTGCCGTCGGCTTCATGGGAGTGGAGAAGCTTCGCGGGTACTCCGATTTGTTCATGTCTCGCCAGGCCAAAGGGCAATGAGGCGCATCGATATTGTGATGGCTTGGGCCTGGGTTGCGGTCGGGGTGATTGGCCTATGTCGCGGGGAGCTGTCGCTGACGCTGATCATCTCTGCTGCCGCAGCCTGGGTGCTAAACCATCACTACAGGCAACCTTAAGTCGAGTAGTCCGCGCCACAAATTCAAGTTGCGCCGTTTCGTGGCGCGAGGAAACAGCATGGAAACGAAACCCCTGATTCTTGGCCAAGAGCTTGGCCAGACGGTGTGCCAGGTGCTCGGCCTTGACCCATCGAAGATCACATCCATCACGATCAAGATGGAAGCCAACACTGCCGCTTGCGTCGAGGTGGTTCGCACCATCAACCGTACGGAAGGCGAGCAGATTGCCGGCGCGCTGGAGGTCTACGGCCTGACCCGGCGCGGCATGTGATGGCCTGTAGTGGATGCGCCGCCCGGCGCGAATGGATCAACAAGTGGATGAAGGTGGCCCGTGAACGAGCAAGCAATCTCTTTACTCCAGCAGATCCTGGACCAGCAGCAGAAGCAGACAAGCCTGCTCGAACAGATCGCGACCCAGAACCTGGCGCTGATCGAAGCGCTGGCTGACGGTGACGATGTAGATCCTGACGCCGTGCCATTGGCCTACCTGGATGGCACGCCCGTTCACGGTGGCCGCTGATGGCCAGGCTCACGTCCCTCAAGCCACCGATGCAGGCGCAGCCATCAAGGCTGGCGACGGTCAACCCGGAGTCATGGCGAACGGCGAAGGGTACAGCTGCACAGCGTGGCTATGGGTACAAGTGGCAAGTGGCGCGGGCCGAATGGCTCCAGGCCAACCCGCTGTGCGTGTACTGCCAGCGTGAGGGGCGGGTGACCGCAGGTACTGTCGTCGACCACATCGTCCCGCACAGGGGCGACATGAAGCTGTTCTGGAGCCGAAGCAACTGGCAGACCCTGTGCCGGCATTGTCACGATGTGGTGAAGGCAGCCGAGGAGGCCGCCGGCCAGATCGGTTGATGCACGTCAATGGCGTGCTTCATCTGGTTGTAGCACGTCACTTCCCCGATTCTAGGGGAGGGGTGGGTGGAGAGTTCATGGCTTTTCGCTTCCAGACCACCTGCCCCCGCACGCGTGAAATTTTTCCCTGTTTCAGAGGTTTTTGTTAATGGCGTTAACATCGAAAAAGCGCCGTTTTGTCGAGTCCAAGGCTGCTGGAGCCTCGAATCGCGAAGCGGCGGAAGCCGCAGGTTACGCGGCGGGCAGCGCTTCGGCTGCAGGTTCTCGGCTCGCCAAAGACCCTGACGTTGTTGCCGCCCTGGAAAAGTTAAAGGCGCCCCGAAATGTTAAGCCTGAGCCGGAGCGCGAGACCTTCGAGGCCGACCCGCCAGGTGACGAGTCGGGCGACCTGGTTGACCTACCCAACACCGATGATCCGCTCGTTTGGTTACTGGCGCTGATGAACGATCCCCAGGCCAAGATCTTTGATCGGCGCAACGCCGCCCAGTCGGCGCTCCCGTACTTTCACGGCAAGAAGTCCGGCATGGGCAAAAAGGAACAGAAGCTCGAAGAAGCGGCGAAGGTGGGTGCTAGCGGCAACCGCTTCGGGCTGCGTGAGCGCCACTTGAAGGCCGTCAAATGAAGAAGTGGTCTACCGCGTGCCCCGACTGGGAGAGCAGGATCGTCCGTGGCCAGGCACTCGTGCCGGTGGAGCCCATCTTCCCCGAGCAGGCAGAAGATGCTCTCGACGTGTTCTGCAACCTTCGAATGGTTGATGCCGACGGTAGCCCCCTGATGGGGGATACCTGCCGCAGCTGGGTGCTTGATGTTGTGGTCGCGCTCTTCGGCGCGTACGACGCCGACGCCGGCCGCAGGCTGATCACCAACTACTTCCTGATGGTGAGCAAGAAGAACGGCAAGTCGACGATCGCAGCGGGCATCATGCTCACGGCCCTGATCCTGAACACCCGGCCCTCTGGCGAGTTCCTGATCCTGGCGCCCACGAAGGAAGCGGCTGACAACGCGTTCAAGCCGATCCGGGACATGATCGATGCGGACGAAGACCTGCAGGCCAGGTTCCATGTGCAGGAATACAACCGGATCGTCACCGACAACCTGAACAAGGCAAACCTGAAGGTGGTGGCGGCCGACTCGGCCACTGTCACTGGCAAGAAAGCGACTGGTGTGTTCATCGACGAGCTCTGGGAGTTCGGCAAGCAGGCCAAGTCGGCGAAGATGCTGGTCGAGGCCACTGGCGGCCTAGCGTCACGCCCAGAGGGTTTCGTTTTCTACTGCACCACCCAGTCCGATGAGCCGCCGGCCGGCGCCTTCAAGGCCAAGCTGGACTATGCGCGCAAAGTGCGTGACGGGGAGATCGAGGACCGGCGCTTCCTGCCGGTGATCTACGAGTTCCCGAAAGAGATGATCGAGCGGAACGAGCACCGTGACCTGGCAAACGCTCACGTGACCAATCCCAACTGGGGGCTTTCTGTCGATCAGGAGGTGATCGAGCAGAAGTATCAGGAAGCCCAGGCTGAGGGCGAGAGCGCAATCCGAGGCTTCTTGGCGAAGCACCTTAACGTCGAGATCGGCCTGGACCTGCGGTCAGACCGCTGGGCAGGCGCTGACCATTGGGAATCTGCAGCAGAGGCTGGCCTGACCCTGGAGAGCCTGCTGCAGCGGTCCGAAGTAGTGACGGTGGGCATCGACGGTGGCGGCCTTGACGACTTGCTCGGTCTGACCGTGCTTGGCCGCGAGCCTCTTACTCGTCGATGGCTCCACTGGGCTCACGCCTGGGCGCACAACATCGTATTCGAGCGGCGGAAGGATATCGCCAGCGCACTGAGGGACTTTGAGAAGGCCGGCGACCTGACTGTTGTGGATCGACCTGGTGACGACGTGCAGCAGGTGGCGGACATCATCTGCGACATCAGGGATCGTGGCTTGCTGCCGGAGAAGCTGGCTATCGGAGTCGATGCGGCCGGTATCGGTGACATCGTCGACGAGCTGACGACTCAAGAGCGCGGGATCACCATGGAGCAGATCGTGGCCATCTCGCAGGGCTGGAAGCTCAACGGTGCAATCAAGACCACCGAGCGCAAGGTGGCCGGCGGTGAGCTCGTTCACTGCGGCAGAGCGATGATGAATTGGTGCGTCGGCAATGCCCGCATCGTCCCGCAAGGCAATGCAATCACCATCACGAAGCAGGCCAGCGGCTCGGCAAAGATCGACCCGCTGATGTCGACCTTTGACGCTGTGTCCCTGATGGCCCTGAACCCCGAGGGCTCTGGTGATCTCCAGGGCTTCTTCGATAACCCGATCATGGTAGGAATCTGATGGCCGACAAGAAACCGGGCCGGGTGAAGGCTGCGCTGCAAAACTGGCTCGGGGTGCCGATAGGCCTGAAGGACGGCGCATTTTGGCAAGAATGGTTCGGCAGCTCTGCATCTGGAAAGCACGTATCGGTCGACAAGGCCATGCAGTTGTCCACGGTATGGGCATGCGTAAGGCTGCTGTCCGAGTCCGTCTCTACGCTGCCGCTCAAGCTTTTTCGGCGCCTTCCCGACGGATCACGCGAGGTCGCCAAAGATCATCCGTTGTTCCGTGTGCTGTGCCGAATCCCAAACGCCGAGATGACCCCGCAGCGCTTCATGCTGTTGGTGGTGGCGAGCATCTGCCTTCGAGGTAATGCGTTTGTCGAGAAGAAGATGATCGGCAGCCGGATCATCGCCCTGGTGCCGCTTCTCCCCCAGTCCATGAGGGTGAAACGGCAGGACAACGGGCGTCTGAAGTACACCTACAACGAGAATGGCGTGGACCGCGACATTCCCGAGAAGAACCTGATGCACATCCGCGGCTTTGGCCTGGATGGGGTGTGCGGGATGCTTCCGGTAACCACCGGGCGCGAGATCTTCGGCTCGGCGATGGCGATCGAGGAGGCCGCGGCGAAGGTGTTCGCACAGGGCATGCAGGCGTCCGGCATCCTGAGCAGCGACGCCAAGATCACACCGCAGCAGCGCGAGCAGCTTCGGGCCAGCATGCAGGCGTTCATGGGGTCGAAGAACGCCGGCAAGATCATGGTGGCGGAGGCAGGCTTCAAGTACCAGGGCATCACGATGAACCCTGAGGCCGCCCAGATGCTGGAGTCCAGGTCTTTCGGGATCGAGGAAATGTGCCGTTGGTTCCGTGTGCCGCCCTTCATGGTCGGTCACATGGACAAGCAGTCCAGCTGGGCTGCTTCGGTTGAGGCGCAAAACCTTCACTTCCTCACCAACAGCCTGCGGCCGCTACTGGTCAACATCGAGCAGGAAATCACTCGTTGCCTGATCGGCGAGGCCGATGCCGACGACTACTTCGCCGAGTTCGCGGTGGAAGGCTTGCTTCGCGCTGACAGTGCTGGCCGCGGGGCCTGGTACAACACGGCTCTGCAAAACGGTTGGATGTCTCGCAACGAGGTGCGCCGGCTTGAGAACCTGCCACCAATCCCGGGCGGCGACACATACACGGTCCAATCCGCACTGGTGCCATTGGACCAGCTCGGGAAGCCGAGCGCAGGGGTCTCGCCGGCTGCCTCGGCTTTCATGCTTCGGCTGGTCTCGGCACGCAACAACGACGACCGAGAGGCCATCAACAATGCGGTCGAACTGGCTTCCCAGGCATTGGCAACCGGAAACCCAGACGGGCCTATGATGGCCCACGCGCTGATATCGATGCCGCTGCTCAAAGCGGCCTGACCTGGAGTAACCCATGACTCTCAAGACACTACCGGCGGCGCCGGCGGTGCGGCCGCACGCGCGCGTCGAGTCCGATCTGCTGCCGAAGGCCATGGAGCGCTGGAATCCGGCGATCAAGGCGGCGGCCGGCGACGACTCCACCACCATCACCATGTACGACCCGATCGGCATGGATTGGTGGACAGGCGAGGGCGTCACCGCCAAGCGCGTCAGTGCCGCTCTGCGCAGCATCGGCGACAAAGACATCACCGTGAAGATAAACAGCCCAGGCGGCGATGTTTTCGAGGGCCTGGCGATCTACAACCTGCTGCGCGAGCACAAGGGCAAGGTAACCGTCCAGGTGCTTGGTCTGGCTGCCTCGGCCGCGTCGTTCATCGCCATGGCAGGCGATGAAATCCAGATCGCCCGAGCCGGTTTCATGATGATCCACAACGCTTGGACCATCGCCGCTGGCGACCGAAACGACTTCACCGAAGTCGCTGACTTCCTCGACCAGATCGACGCAACCCTGGCCGACATTTACTCGGTCAGAACCGGCGATGAGGTCGCCGCAATGCGCGCCCTCATGGATGTCGAGACGTGGATGGGCGGGAGCGGGGCCGTAGAAGCGGGCTTCGCTGACGGCCTTCTCCCATCGGACGCCGCGCAGGAAGACCCACAGGCCAAGGCGCCGCACCAGATCGCAGCTCGCCGACTGGACGCGATTCTGGCGAAGCAGGGCATGCCCCGCTCCGAGCGCCGATCCCTGATTCAAGAACTCAAAGGGGGTACGCCTGGCGCTGCCCCCTCCGGTACGCGCAGCGCTGCCGAAACCCCGGCCGATCTGGCCAACCACTTTGCCGATCTACAGGCCGCAATGTCGCGGTTCTCGGCAGCAGCCCTCAAGTAACCGGAGAACATCCCATGGCAGACAACACCGCTGACTTGCTCAAGCAGGTTTCCGCCGAACTCAAACAGGCGACCAGCGATTTCAGCAAGCAGGCCGAAAACGCCCTGAACGAGGCCAAGAAGGCCGGCAGCCTGTCCGAAGACACCAAGAACGCTGTGGACGAGCTGGCGACCAAGTTCAACAGCCTGACCGAGGCCGAGAAGCAGCTGAAGGCCCAGCTGGGCGAGCTCGAACAGGAGTTCGCACGGCTGCCTTCGGCTGGCACCCCGCAGACCCAGGACAGCCTCGGTGGCGTGGTGATCAAGAGCGAAGCGCTCAAGCAGTTCGCGGCCAGCATCGAAGGCGGCAAGCGTGTCAACATTCCGGTCAGCGCCGCGCTGCTGTCCACCGATGTTCCCGCCGGCATCGTCGAGCCTCAGCGCCTGCCCGGCATCGACACCGCGCCGAAGCAGCGCCTGTTCATCCGCGACCTGATCGCCCCGGGTCGAACCACCGCCCCGGCGATCTTCTGGGTGCAGCAGACCGGTTTCACCAACGCCGCCAAAGTCGTGGCCGAGGGCACCGCCAAGCCATACTCCAACATCGAATTCGCGTCGAAGCTCACCGCGGTGTCGACCATCGCCCACATGTTCAAGGCCTCCAAGCAGATCCTGGACGACTTCGCCCAGCTGGGTTCGACCATCGACGTCGAAATGCGATACGGCCTCAAGTACGTCGAGGAGCAGGAGATCCTGTTCGGTGACGGCACTGGCGTTCACCTGCACGGCATCGTCCCTCAGGCCTCGAAATACGTCCCGGCATTCGAAGTGGAGAAACGGTCGGGCATCGATGATCTCCGCCTGGCGATGTTGCAGGCCCAGCTGGCGCGTTTGCCGGCTTCCGGTCATGTCCTGCACTTCATGGACTGGGCCAAGATCGAACTGACCAAGGACACGCTGGGTCGCTACATCCTCGCCAACCCGCTGGGTCTGGCTGGCCCCGTCCTGTGGGGCTTGCCGGTGGTGGCCACCGAGGTCGCCGCCTTCCTAGGCAAGTTCCTGACCGGCGCATTCCAGACTGGCGCTCAGCTGTTCGACCGTGAAGACGCCAACGTGGTGATCTCGACCGAAAACGCCGACGACTTCGAGAAGAACCTGATCTCGATCCGCTGTGAAGAGCGTGCTGCGCTGGCGGTCAAGCGTCCGGAAGCGTTCATCTTCGGTGAGTTCGCCGCTCCGGTCACTCCGTAACCTGATGTGAGGGCCGCACAAAATGCGGCCCCTGGAGGCATTCATGAAGCTGAAAACCCTGAAACCTCTGTACCTGGGCGGCCAGACGCTGGTTGCGGGCAGCTCCTTCGAAACCATCGAGCAGCACGGACGCCAGTTGATCCAGAAGGGCTATGCCGAGCTGGACGAATCGGAAGGCGAGGTGGTGGTGACCATTTCGCAGGAAGATGCAGCCGGCGCGGGCGTGCTGACCACCAGCAGCCTGGGGACGGAAGCCTTGCCGATTGCACCGCCAGTCGCCGCCTTCAAGGCAAAGCACAAGGGCGCTGGCAAGTACATCGTGGTGGACGCTGAAGGCAACCAGGTTGGCGAGTTCTCCGGTAACCAAGAAGAAGCCAATGCGGAAGCTGAGCGACTGATCGCCGGTGGCGAGCCGGCGCAGGCCGAGGAGTAACCCATGCCCGTGATCGCCATCGATCTGGCCATGCATCACCTGCTGGCCGAGGTAGACGACCAAGTGCTGGTCGAGGCGCAGCTTGGCGCAGCGGAAGATGCGGCGATGAGTTTCCTCAACCGACGCTTCTACCTGGATCAGGTGACCCTCGACCAGGCCCGCGCTGGCGTGTCGGTATCCATACAGCAAGCCAGGGAGGCGAACGCGGCGGCGGTTGCTGCTGCGGAAACCGAGCAGGATCACACCCTGCGTTGCCGCCTGCTCGAGCACGCCCGCCAGGCGCTGGCCGACGCCTACGACCAGGCCGATTCCATCGCCTACGGCATGGTGCTCAACCCTGCTATTCAGGCGGCCTGTCTGCTCAAGCTGGGCCATCTGTTCGCCAACCGTGAGGAAGTGGTCACTGGGACGACCGCTGTCGAGCTGCCGCTGGCGTCCCAGCACCTGCTGATGCCGTACCGCATCCGGATGGGTGTGTGATGCAGGCCGGTAGGCTCCGGCACCGGATCGACATCGAGGAAATGACCACTCCTCGAGATCCGGTGACCGGTGAGTACGGCGAACCCCAGTGGGTGGCGCGCTGGCCTAAGTGTCCGGCGCGCGTCGAGCCGCTATCGGCCCGCGATTTGGTAGCCGCTCAGGCCGCCCAGTCCGAGGCGACGGCGAGAATGGTGATCCGGTACCGGGCTGGCGTGCTGCCCACCATGCGCATCGTTTACCGCAACGAGGCTTACAGCATAGAAGGGCCGCCCATGGCTGATCCCAACTCTGGTCTGGAGTATCTGACAATCTTGGTTTCAAAGGGGGTGAAGGATGGCCAATGAGGTCTCTGTGCGCCTCCAAGGGCTGAAGGCTGCCACTGACAAAATGGTTGGTCTGGCCCCAAAGCTGCGCCGAAGTGGCCTGCGCAAGGCTGCCCGGCAGGCCATGAACATCGTCAGGGACGACGCCAAGGCGCGGGCGCGGGCGCTCGATGATCCAGAAACCACCGAGAAGGTCTGGAAGAATATCATCACCCAGGAATCTGCCCGCCAGGGGCGGCGCGAAGGTGGCGTGGTGATGAAGGTCGGTGTTCGCGGTGGCGCCAGTTCCAACCAGCACAGCCGGGACGCCAGCGGCAACCCCGGCGGCGATACCCGCCACTGGCGCTATCTGGAGTTCGGCACCAAGCACAACCCGCCAGCCCCCTTCATGCGGCCGGCGTTCTCCACGAACGTTAACGCCGTGACCGAGCGCTTCGTGCAGGTGTTCGGACAGGAAATCGACGCAGCACTGTGAGGAACCCATGGAGGCGCCAATTTTCGCCGTTTGCTCGGAAGACCCCGGAGTGGCCGCGCTCATCGGCTCAGGCATCGATTGCCGCCTGTATTCCTTCGGGGAAGGCCCGGAGAAACCGCTCAAGCCATATGTCGTCTGGAGCGTGATTTCCGGCAGCCCTGAGAACTACCTGGCCGGCAGGCCGGATGCCGACGGTTTCACCCTGCAGCTGGACGTGTATGCCGCAACCGGCGCGCCGGTGCTGGCCGTCACCAAGGCGCTGTGTGCAGCGATCGAGCCACGCGCCTATGTCGTCCGCTGGGGAGCCACTGACCGTGACCCGGATACCAAGGACTTCCACCGAAGTTTCGACGTGGACTGGATAGTCCCTCGCTGAACCTACCAAGCCCGCCATGTGCGGGCTTTCTTTTGCCCGACAGGAGACCACCATGTCGATTTTGACCCAAGGCACCCAGGTGTACACCTTGATGCCGCCCCTCAATGGCGCAGGCCCATCGACCGTGATGGAGGTCGAGTGCGCAACCGCGTTCAGCCCTGGCGGCGCGCCTGCCGAGCAGATCGAGGATACCTGCCTCAGCGACCGCGATCGGACCTATAAGAAAGGTTTGCGGACCCCGGGCCAGGCCTCTCTGACAATCAACGCAGATCCGAACAGCCCAAGCCACATCCGGCTGCATCAGCGTTCGGAGGAGAATGGCGACACCACTCAGAAATGGGCGGTTGGCTGGTCTGACGGTACTGCAGCGCCGACCGTCAATTCCGAAGGGGATGACTTCGAGCTTCCGGAGGGAAGAACCTGGTTCATCTTCGAAGGCTACGTCGCGGACTTCCCGTTCGACTTCGCCGCCAACGCCGTGGTCAGCACTGCGGTCTCCATTCAACGCTCTGGCGGTTCCGCCTGGATCAAGAAAACTACCTAAGGGGCCACCATGGATCTCGCGCAACTGAAGAAGAAAGGGGGCGTCATCGCCGACGCCCTGGTACCGAAGGACGTCGAGTGGAAGCACGCCGACAAGAACGGCAAGCCCATCACCGACAAGTTTACCGTGCACGTCCGCCGGCACGCCTTCGGCGTCATGGAAGCCATGTTCGCCGGTGGCGAAGCCGAGCGCTTCAAGAACGCCCGCTACCTGGCCGCTTCGATCATGCTCGGTAAGGATGGCACCGAAGAGTTGCCATTCGAAGACGCTGTCAACCTCGACCCGGCCCTGGGCATCGTCCTGCTAAATGCGGTCAATGAGGTGAACAACCCTCCAGCAAAGAGCTGACCCCGGCAGACGAGTTGTGGCATGAACTGGTGCTGAGCGGGATCGGCGGTACCACGATTGCCGAGGCCAAGGCCACGCTTTGCTATGCGGAAGTGCTGGCCTGGGTCGCCTATAGGGACAAGCATGGATCGCTCAATCTCGCGCGCCGAATCGAGCTCACCGGCGCCTTGATTGCGCTGCAGGTGAACCGCGGCTCAGGCGGCAAGGCGGATTTATACGACTTCATGCCGCACCATGTCCGGCCGGGGACGGATCTTGAGCAGGCGATGAGGGAATGGTCATGATCTGATAGAGTTTCACCTTTTACGGGAGGGATTCCATGCAGATTGCCATCCTTGTGGTGCTTACACTCATCCTGATCGTTCTGGCGCCCTGGCTCCTTGCTGTCGTTGCGGCGGCGGCGGTTGCCTACGGCCTGTGGGTAGTGGTCACTGGAGTGGTGTTCTTCCTGCTGCTTGTCGGCGTGACGTGGTACCACGGTGTTCAATCGCGCAGGCCTGTAATCTCAAGTAAAACTGAGATGGCAATTCAGCGCGCGAACGAGGAGTTCAGGCGCAAGCAGGCCGAGCAGGCTGCTGAGGACGTGCCAGAAGAGCCAGCTCAGGAAAAGCCGAGAAGGCTGATCGCCTGTCGATCTTGTTCGGCCAAAATCGAAAAGTTCAGCATGTTCTGTCCAGCCTGCGGCAAAAAACCCATATAGGCGAGCAACACACGAAACCCGCGAAAGCGGGTTTTTTTATGCCCGGAGAAAATCTATGGCAAGCAGATCGCTTGGCACTCTTACCCTCGATCTGATAGCCAGGATTGGCGGGTTTCAGCAGGGGATGGATCAGGCTGCTCGCTCCACGCAGAGAAGCATGGGGCAGGTTGCCCGCCATGCCGAGTCGGCCTCGGCGAGTGTCGCTGGGTCTTTCAAGACCATCGCTGGGGCGGCAGCCGCGTTTTTCAGTGCCCAGCAGGTAGTTGAATACTCGCAGACCTGGGTTGGTGTACAGAACCGCATCAAGCAGGTATCCGAGACGTTTGACGAGTTCTCTAAGCAGTCGTCTGCGGTGTTCTCGATTGCTCAGAGCTCGCAGTCCTCGCTAGAGGCAACGGCCGAGCTCTACCAGCGGATCGCAGCTTCATCGGGACAGCTTGGCGCAACCCAAGAAAAGGTCGCCCAAGTCACGCAGAACATCAGCAAGGCTATGTCTGCCAGCGGGGTGTCCGCTGAGTCAGCCCAAGCCGCCCTGGTCCAGCTCGGTCAGGCTTTTGCGTCGGGCGTGCTTCGCGGGGAAGAGCTCAACTCTGTACTCGAGCAAGCTCCTGGGCTGGCTCAGGCTATTGCTGACGGATTGGGAGTAGCCCGTGAGTCACTTCGTTCAATGGGCGAGGCTGGGAAGCTGACCTCGAAGGAGGTGTTCTCCGCCATCCTGAGTCAGACCAGGTCGATCGATGATGCTTTTGCGAGATCTCAGACAACGGTGTCCGGCGCCTTCCAGGTTATGGAAAATAGCGCCGCCAAGTTCTTTGGCACGCTGGACGAGACGCTTGGAATCACCAAGAGCTTCGTCCAAACCGCGCTCTCGGTCTCTGCAGCCTGGGATGCCTCTGGCGTCGAGAGCTTCACCCAGGTACTGAAAACCGGTCTGTACGTTGCGCTCGCGCGCGTCGCAGCTGGATTCGTGAGCGCTACCGGTGCCAAGTATCTCGACATCAAGGCTACACAGGAGCAGCTGTATGCGAACTCCCTTGCAGCAGCTGGCGAACTCAGAAGGGCGGAAGCAGTAAAAGCTGGTGCAGTAGCTGATGTCGAATCTGCGGCCAGGGCCGTGGCCAATGCCAAGGCCAAGGTAACTGCCGATCGGCAGGTGATCACCTCTGAGGTTGCCAGGCTAGAATCTGTGCAGGCCGCGCTGGCGTCTGAGAAGCTACTTGAAACGCAGCGCCTGCAGGCGCAGATAACGGATGTTGGGCGGCAGCAGTCTGTGGCACGAATGGCAGAGTTGCGGCTTGCCGAGGTAGCGATCACCAACCAGTTGACCGCTGCCGAAGCGAAGTTGGCGACAACCACGCTCGCAACCTCCGCCCAGATCACCGCGGCCGTCAACCAGCAGACCGTCGCTAAGGAGGCTTTGGCGGTCGCCAATACTCAGGTAAACGCTACACAAATTGCAGCCACAGCATCTATGGGGGCGTGGTTCTCAGCCAGTACAGCCATGGGCGCCTCAATGCTCGCCCTGCGCAACGCAGCAAGTGGCGTTCTCCGCATGGCCGCCGGATGGCCAGGCTTGATCCTGACCGTCGGCGCGCTGGCGCTGTCCTTCATCGACTTCGGCGACAAAGCCGAGGAAGGCGCCGGCAAAGCGGCAAGCGCCTTCGAGGATGCCTCGACGCGCATTCGCCAGGCCTCCAGGTCGATGCTGCCGGAGAACTTGAGCACCCAGTCCTACGACCAGCTGAAGGATCGGCTCAAGGGGCTTCAGGCCGAGCTCAAGGAAACCGAAAAGCTGCAGGAGCGGTTCCAGAAAGGTGTCGACGACAAGAGCGATGTGCCGTTCGAAACGTCGCTCGACGCTTCGAAGGAGAAGGCTGACGCGCTCAAGCTTGCCATCCAGTCGGTGCAGAAGGAGCTGAACAGCTCCCGTCTGGCGTCTGACAAGGAGGGCAGCAGCTACCTCAAGAATCTCGAAAAGCAGGCAGTTGTCGCGGGCAAGTTGACTGAGGTCGAGAAGCTGCGCGCGCAGATCGCCGCGGGAGCAGTGAAGTTTTCTCCGGACGACGAGAAGAAGGCCCTGAACGCCGCCGCCGCGATCGACAAGGCAAACAAGGCCTTGAAGGAATCGAAGGCTGGCGACAAGGACAGCAAGGCGCTTAGCCGTCGCTTCGAGGAGATGGAGGAGGGGTATCAGCGGCAGATCGAGCTGATCAACACCTCTACCGACAAGCGCAAGAACGCCACCGAAGTGGAGAAGATGGCCTTCGAGGTCTCCACCGGCAAGCTGGAAGGTGTCAATGCCCAGCAGCGCAAGCGCCTGGAGGGGCTGGCGGCTGAGCTCGACGCGCTCAAGAATCTGAAGCAGGCCGAGGAGGATGCCAAGAAGCTGGCTTCCTTCCGGTCCAGCGTGAATGAGGACTACCAGACCGCCAAAAGCGGGTTTGATCAGGAACTTGCTGGCGCAGGCCGTGGTGACGAGTTCAAGGATCGGCTGAAAGAACGGCTGGCGATCGAGGAAGACTTCAACCGCCAGCAGCGCGAGTTGGTGCTGCAGCGCAACAGTGGAGATATCGGCCAGGACCTTTTCGACCAGGAAACACAGGTGCTTAGTGATGCCCTGGCCGAGCGCTTGGAGCTACAGAACGACTATTACAGCCAACTCGATGAGGCGCAGAGCAACTGGATTGATGGCGTAACCAGCGCCTGGGAGAACTTTGCAGACGCCGCGACCGACTACTCAGCCATGGCCGCTGACGCCACCACGTCTGTCCTCGGTAGCGCCAGGAGCGAGCTCGGGTCGTTCCTCTCTGATGTGGCCACGGGCTCGAAGGATGCCGGAGATGCGCTGATGGATATGGTCGGCGGGTTCGCCAGGTCGATGGTTGATGCGCTGGCAGACATGGCCGCCCAGTGGCTGGTGTATCAAGCGGTGCAGCTGATGGTCGGTAAGACGACACAGGCCAGCGCGGTACCGACTTTGATTGCCAACGCTCAGGCAACGTCGTTCCAGGCCCAGCTCGCAGCCTTCGCCAGTACCGCTGCGATACCTATCGTGGGGCCGGCACTGGCACCTGGTGCTGCAATTGCCGCAGCGATGGCTACTGCCCCCTTGGTGGCCGGTGTAGCTAGTTCCGCCCTGGTAGGTATGGCGCACGACGGTATCGATAGCGTTCCTCGCGAAGGTACCTGGCTGCTGCAGAAGGGCGAGCGAGTCACTACCGCCAACACCAGTGCAAAGCTGGACAAAACCCTGGACGAGGTGAGCAAGGGCAGTAAAGGAGGTCAGCCGGAGGGCACAGGCCAGCCGGTAGCTGTGCACCAGGTCTTCCATGTGAATGGAGATGTGAGCCCTCAGACAGTTGCCATGATCCAACAGGGCATGCGCCAAACGATGTCCGCGATCCTGCAGGATGTGGGCCGAAACGGCCAAATCATGCAGAGCATCCGCAAGAAACTTTAAGGTGGAACGATGGCGATCGAATGGCCAACCCAGGTGTGCCCGGCTGAGATGAGTTGGGGCATGGTCTATAACAACCGCGACTTTAGCTCCACGCTGAATAACAGCCAGCAGATCGTGGGCTATCCAGGTTCGTACTGGAAATGCTCACTTTCGCTGCCTCCGTTGACCCGCGACCGCGACCGTATCGTGACTGCTTTCATGGGGCGCCTGCAGGGCCGCTTTGGCACGTTCAAACTGCCGGCGTTCACCCGCCGGCGCACCGACAACATCGGCTCTCCCGTTGTGCTGGGTGGCCTTGCAATGGCTTCCCACATCACGCTCGGGGCTGTGTCGGTGAATCGGAAAGTCTTTAGTCAGGGCGACTACATCACCATTGACGGCGTGATGCATGAGGTGGTTGAGGACGTGGTTTCGAGCGCGCAAGGGGTGGCGGTGCTGCCCCTCAACAGGCGCTTGCGAGCGGCCTTGATTTCCGGCACCCCGGTTGAGTATCGAAACCCTTACTCGATCATGCGCCTGTCTGAGGACAGCTACACCCTGTCGGTCAGGCCCGTAGTGGCTGAACTGACCATCGAATGCCGGGAGGCGTTTTAAATGGCATTGGTTTTCCCTTTCTCGCCGTCGGTGCTGAACATCATTGCCGCCGGCAACTTCACGCCGGTTTTCGCCTGCGAGCTGGATTTTGCCGATGGCATGGTCCGGGCGCATACGGGTACCGGCCAACTGACGATCAACGGCCAGGCCTACGATGGTGTTGGCACCTTCGGGGAAGTGGGCGCGGCCAGCGAGAGCGCAGAATCGGGGTCATCGCTGTCTATTGACCTGACGCTAAACGGCCTGGACAGCTACATCCTTTCCCAGACCTCGGTGGCTGGCTGCCGGGGCCGGCTGGCTCGCCTGATGTTCGTCGTCTATGACGAGGCGGGGAATTACGCCGCCGACATCCTGTTCAGCGGTCGTATGGACGCCGCCAAGTTGTCCTATGGCGGCTCGACAGGCGACAGCTCGATCACGGTCACCATCATTGACCGGATGGCTGAGTGGAACCGGATTGGTACTGAGCGCTGGACCGATGAGAACCACCGCGCCCGGCATGACGGTGACCGCTTCTTCTACGCCGTCGCGCAGATGGCCGAATGGCCCATCTACTGGGGCGCCAAGAAAGACGCGCCGTCCTTCACCTACGAGTAAACGCCATGCGCTATCGAGACTGGCCCACGAGGCTACACGAGACCATCCAGGCCGCTTTCGAGCGGCCTTTTTTGTGGGGCGAATTTGACTGCTGCCTGTTTGTAGCGGACTGCGCGGTGGCGATCTGCGGCGTTGACCCGGCGAAGGAGTACCGCGGGCGGTACAAGACAGAGATCGGCGCCAAGCGCGTGATGGCGTCGACGCACGGATCGGTCGAGGCGGCGCTGGACACCTGCTTCGAACGGGTTGATGTGCAGTTCGCTCAGCGCGGCGACATCGTCACGTTCGAAAACGAATCGGGGAAGTGCGTGGCAGTGCTCTGGAGTGGCCGGTATTGGGCGGCTACTGAATCTGGTGCTGCAGCCGTTGATTACGAGCCCTTGGTGGCCTGGAGAGTTGAATAGTGGGAAGCTCGATCAAATCAGTCGTGAAGCTCGTCACTGCGCCCATCAAGGCGCTTTACGACCCGGTGGGCGCCTTCAAGGACGTGTTCGGCGGCGTGCAGGGTATCTTCGCGGGCCTGACCGGTGCGGCCAAGGTTTCGGGTGCCAGCAGCTCGGAGCCCAGCTCACAGACTGTCCGCTCCTCCAAGGCCCCGGTGCGCTTCATTCTCGGTCGGGCCAGCACCGGTGGTGTGCTGGCTTGGATTCAGGAGCAGCCTGGCGACCAGACCAGTGGCGAATGGCTGCATATCGTCTACGTGCTGTCCGAGGGCGCCATAGCGGGCGTTGATCAGATCTACGTGGATGAACGCCCGCTGTCCGAGTTGGGGGAGAATGCCACGTCCGAGGTGATCATTGACCCGACCCAGGTGAACGCATTCCTCCTGGCAAACTGCCCAGACTGGCGCCAAGAGCAGATCGGCCGGGGTCTGTCGTTTGTGCGGTTGTCGTTCAAGTACGACGCCGAGAAGTTTCCGTCGGGCATCCCGGATGTGCGTTTCGTGGTTCGTGGGCGCAGCGACATATATGACCCCCGCAATGGGAATTCCGGCTATTCGGCCAACACAGCGCTGCTGATCCTCTGGTACCTGCGCAACCGCTGCGGCATTCCTGACGACGAGATCATCTTCCAGTCCTTCGCCAGTGCGGCCAACGTCAGTGATGAGGCCGTTGTGGGGCCGGACGGCACAGTGACGCCTCGCTATTTTGCTGGTGCCGTCATCGGTGCCGATGAGAAGCGCAATACCGTTCTGGACAACCTGCTGTCGGCCTGTGCCGGCACCCTGATCCGGGTCGGTGGGCGCTGGTCTCTCCAGGTGGGCGCTTACTACGGGCCGGCTGACTTCACCATCAACGAAGACATGGTGATCGGTACCGTTGAGGGCGCGACCGAGGTCAGCAACAGCGATGCCATCAACACCATGCGCGGGACCTTTGTTGATCCTGCTCAGGCCTGGGCCGAGACCGACTACCCGGAGGTGGCGATTCAGGACTGGATCACTGCAGACGGTGGGGAGCTCGCTGAGTCCCAGTCGTTTGCCTATGTGACTGACGCCTACCTGGCGCAGCGGCTCGCAAACATCAGCCTACGACGCCGACGCTCGGGCGGCTCTGTATCCATGCCGTTGAACTTCAACGGCTATAACTGCCGGCCGGGGCGTGCAGTCAAGGTCGATCTGCCTTCGCTGAACATCCTGGGCGAGTTCATGGTCACGGAGTGGACCATGGGCGCTGCCGATGCCTGCAAAGTGACCCTGAAGCCCTACGAGCAGGCCATCTTTGATGATGCTGTGGGCCAGCCCTACGACCCGCTGGGGTTCATCAACCTGCCTGTGGGCGGCCTGGCTGCTGTCACCGGCCTGGCCTGGACGCCCAGCAGCGTGGCCGAGATCATCCAAGGCGTTCTCAGCTGGGTGCCTCCGACGCAGACCGTGCTGAGCTACACCGTGACGATCCGCAAGGGTACTGAGGTCGTCCAGTCGCTCAAGGTGGGCGGGGAGGCCGCAAGCTGCAACATCAATGGCCTGGCCTCCGGCACCTATACCATGAGCGTCGTTGCCTTCGGCCCGGGTACCCGATCCGGCGAGGCGAGCATCAACGTGAACGTGGGCGGCCCGCCCGTGCCAGAGAGTTGCGATTATTTCGCCTCGGTGGACAGCATCACCTTGGTACCGGTCAACCGGCAGAACAGCCTGAACGGCGGGACGTACGAATACTTCCATGCGACCAATCCCCAAGCGCCCATCGCTGATGCCGTGTACCTGGGGCAGGGATTGACCTTCACCCACACGGGATTGGCGTTTGCCAAGCAGTACTTCTACTACGTGCGTTCGGCCAACGCTTACGGGAAGAGCGATTTCCTGTACGTGGCTGCCGCAACGTCCGATGACCCCACGCAGATGCTCGAGGTGATCAAGGGCGAGATCCTCGAAAGC